CAGCACAGGAACCACCTGCTCAAACTCAGAGCGCCCCCAAAAATATATTTCCCTATAAGCATTACTTATGATGACAGCTTCATGATCAATATGGGACAATTCTGACTTTTTCAGACAAATGAGCATCTTAAAAACACTCTCTTCCAAAATAGGAGCTGTCCATCGTTTAAGCACATTGTCATATACAAAGCGTCTCTTAAGAAATGTTATATCACCTATATGACGAGCGTTTTGCGCTCCACCATCTTTAGACGTTGACGTATAAGTCATCCCAATATTCGGGAATATGCGTCCTAACTCACTAGCTTTAAACCACTTCCGAACTGATCGCGACGCAGTCCAGACATTATCATCGCCAGTTAAAAGCAATCGCACTACACTTCTAAAAAGAGGTATGGGATGAACACCGTTTTCTATTGCCAAATGATAATAACAATACCTAAAACTTAAACTATTAGATATATCATTGGTATCAAGAGTGTCTTGCCCTCCGGAGGCCTGCGCAGAACACATCATGATAACATCATTCTTAATATATCTAATTGTATAGGTCACAGAAAGCATTGCCATTGTGCCAACAATTACATCTGATAAATCCCACTTAGCTAACACGAAAAAATGTCTATAGCACATAACGCCCATTAATTTACACATAGTACTAATAGTTTGATCAAACCCACTAAAGTCGCCATCATTAAATTCAGGCTCATCAACGCTAGTTAGCAGTTCACTTAGAAAGGCAACAGCTCTATCACAATCCATTGAATTTATATTCTTCCCAACCATAGTCTCGTAAAACTGCCAATGCTCACGAAAATGTGCGTACAACAAACCTGTGTACTGCTTAATAACAAAATTCACTGCCAAAGGTACAGTATTAAAAACTCGAATTTTATGCCGAAGATTCTTAAGCATTGTTATTGGCTCATCCTTAAGAGTATGTGAACAAACAGCCGGGTAAATGTTCCCGTCAGCAAAAACATTACGCACATAATTTAAGTGTTGTTGAAATTCATCCTTAAATACGTAAGTTTGGTTCACATAATCGACTTCAATAAAATCAGATTTTTTCCGGGAAAAAGGCAATCCCATAGATGTCTTAAGATTCAACGGGTTAACTTTTCCAGGTATACCAAAAACCACCTCACTGTCCGTTAGTGGACGAACACTTGACCAATCCTGGTCTTCGGCGCCGGTTAAGTAATCATCTCTGGCTAAACTCCATATACTCTCAGAACCCCCTTTATTAAGGATAGCTTGAAAATTCAACGTGTATGGATCCAACCACTTACCATCCACTAACTCTCCTTTAAAATTGGGCGGGACATACTCACAGTAAACTCCTCTAGCTTTACCCAATTCCTTAATTTCTGAACTGAAACTTGACAAAGTACACTTCGAACGCATAGATGCAAGAGGCATCTTATCTTGCAATGTCCCTATTACGTGAAAAGGAACTTGTGGACTAACTGTCATAAACGCTGATAACGAGGAT